CAATGCAATCGGCATCATCCCCATCAACGCGGAGTCCAACTGCGTTTGGGGCTGCATAGACATAGACCAGTACCCGCTAGACCACACGGCGCTGGTGTCCAAGATTCGGGCAGACAAGCTGCCTCTGGTGGTGTGCCGGTCCAAGAGCGGCGGCGCGCACTGCTTCCTGTTTGCGAAGTCCTGGGTGACCGCCAAGGACATGCAAAAGACGCTGACCATGGTGGCGGCGCAGCTAGGCTATTCCGGCAGCGAGATATTCCCCAAGCAGATCAGGCTTAACCTAGATCGCGGGGACGTCGGCAACTTCCTGAACCTGCCCTATTACGACGCGGAAGATGGTCTGCGCTACGCCATCAAGGACGACGGCACCTCGGCCACCCTGGACGAGTTCATTGAGCTTTACGACGCGCACGTTCAGACCGAAGAACAAATCATCGCGCTCCAGAACACCAAGCCCAAGGAGCAGGTGGCCATCAAAGACGGCCCGCCGTGCCTTCAGATTCTGTGCAAGGAAACGATCAGCGAGGGCGGCAGGAACAACGGCCTGTTCAACATCGGCGTGTATCTGCGCAAGGCCCATCCAGACGACTGGCAGGACAAAATCCTCGAACACAACATGAAGTATTTGAACCCGCCGCTGCCGCTGGCGGAGCTGAACACCGTCGTGAAACAGGTGGAAAAGAAGGACTACGCTTACCGCTGCTCCGACGAGCCCATCTGCGGGCACTGCAACAAAGACCTGTGCCAGACCCGGAAGTTTGGCATCGGCGCTGCCGTATCAAACGCGGCCATCGCCAACCTGCGCAAGTACAACTCTGTCCCGCCCGTGTGGTTCCTCGACGTCAACGGCGAGCCCCTAGAGCTGGATACGGAAACGCTGCACAACCAGAGCGCCTTCCAGAAGGTGTGCATGGAACAGCTCAACTTCCTGCCCAAGGCCATGAACAAGCTGGGCTGGGAGAACCGCGTCGCGACCCTGCTGTCGGAAATGCGTGAGAACGAGGGTGCTATTATCGAAGTGGCCCAGGACGCCAGCACCTCTGGGCAGTTCTACGATTATCTTGAGGACTTTTGCCAGAACCTTCAGCAAGCCCAGGACAAAGAAGAAATCTTGCTCCGCCGCCCGTGGACCGATGAGGAGCAGGGCTTCAGCTACTTCCGCCTCAGAGACTTTGAGGCCTTCCTGCGTAAGCAGAAGTTCTTCGAGTACAAGAGTCACAAGATCGCTCAGCGCCTGCGGGACATCCAGGGCGAGAGCGTGGTGCTGAAGATTAAGGGCCGGGCCGTGCGCGTGTGGCGCATCCCGGCGTTCAATAACGGCAGCATCCAGTTGGACGCACCGGAGTTTGGGGCACAGGAGAAGGCGCCTTTCTGATGAAGATCGACACGCCGAGAAACCGCGAAATACGCAGGCTGCGTAGGGACGAGCGCATGACCCTCGAAGCCATCGGCAAACGCTTCAACCTTTCCAGGGAGCGTGTGCGGCAAATCGTGCGCGGCATTGATGCCATTTTGGGTGAACAGGAGAACGGGGATGTTTCGGATTTTCGGACCGCCGGGGACAGGAAAAACAACGACGCTTTTAAACATGGTGGACGAGGCCCTGGAGGCCGGGACTAATCCACAGGACATAGCCTTTCTAGCCTTCACCAAGAAGGCCGCCAACGAAGCCAAGGAGCGCGCAGCGCTCCGCTTTGGCCTAGACCCCAAGCACGACCTAGTTAATTTCAGAACCCTGCACAGCATGGCCCTCATGTACTCAGGCATCCGCCCCGACGAAGTGATGCAGAGCGAGCACTACCGGGAGCTGGCGACCGCCACCGGCGTCTCCCTCGTAACGGACAGCGTTACAGAAGCCGATGACCTCATCGAAGCCAGCAAGGCCTCTGATCCCATCCTGGGCCTCATCAACCTCGCCCGACTCAAGAAGACCAACCTGCGCGACGAGTACAACCGCTCCAACCTCAGCGACGATTGGGTGAAAGTCGAATACCTCGCCAAGGCCCTCGACAACTACAAGAAGCGCTTCGGGCTCTATGACTTCACCGACATGCTCCAAGTCTTTATCGACAACCCCCAGGTGTGCCCGCACTTCAAGCTCACCTTCCTAGACGAAGCCCAAGACCTGTCCCCCATGCAGTGGGACATCGCGCACATCCTCGACGCCAAGAGCGACCGCATGTACGTCGCCGGGGACGACGACCAAGCCATCTACCGCTGGGCCGGGGCCGACGTTGATCACTTCATCAACCTCCCGGGCGGCAGCGAAACGCTCAGCCAATCCTTCCGCGTACCGAAAAGCGTACACATGCTGGCGGAGTCTGTAGCCAACCGGATACAGCGCCGCTTCCCAAAACGCTATGACCCCAAAGAAGAGCTTGGCCGTGTTGCGCGGTGCTCGACGGTTAATGAGCTGGACATGGCCCACGGCTCATGGCTCGTGCTGTCCCAGGCGGGATACCAGCTCCAGCCCGTGGCCAACGACCTGAAGGCCAACGGCTACCTGTTCAACTACCGCGGCTCACGGTCCGTGTCAGAGAAAGTCTCTGCCGCCGTGAACGGCTGGGAGCAGCTACGCAAGGGGCAGGAGATCAAGGGCGAGACAGCGCGGAAGATTTATTCATACATGAGCACCGGCTCACGTATTGCCCGGGGCTTCAAGAAGCTCCCCGGCGTCGAAGACAACCAAATGCTGAACCTCGCTCAGCTCCAGCTCCAGCACGGTCTGGTCATTGGTGACGAGCTGATTTGGCACGAAGCCATGGACAAGCTGCCCGAGCGGGACCGTGCCTACATTGTGGCCATGCTGCGTCGCGGCGAGAAGTTCAATGGGGTGCCCCGGATTACGGTGTCCACGATCCACGGGTCAAAGGGCGGGGAGGCGGACAACGTCGTGCTGTTCACGGACCTGAGCCCAGCCGCCGATGCAGATATGCGCGTGAACGCCGATGACGTCCACCGGATGTTCTACGTGGGCGTGACCCGGACCAAGCAGAACCTCTACATCGTGGAGCCTGAGGACATTTCGAGGAGCTATGACCTATGAACTGCTGGCATTGCAACACCGAAGTTATCTGGGGCGGTGATGAAGATTCAGAAATGGACGGCTACACCATCTGCTCAAACTTCCACTGCCCCAACTGCCATAGCTTGGTATTCGTGTATCTGCCCGAGCCAGAGGACGAGGAAGAGCTGTGAGCAAGCTAGAGCAGAACCTTGCGCGCATCGACGAGATCACCGAGCAGGTTGAGCACGGCAAGATGACTCTGGCCGAAGCCCTGGACACCATCGAAAAGGGCTTGAAGTACCTTGCCCGGGTTCAGAAGAACATTCTCGAAGCTGAGCCCCGCATACAGATCATGGACATGAAAACCGGCGAGCTTTCGCCATTTACACCGCCGCCGCGGCGTGGGGAGGATGAATGAGTTTGCAGTTAGTGATGATGGGCCAGCAGAGCGAGTGGGTGCCACCTCATGAACTCCCCGATTTGACCGGTGCCAAGCGCATCGCTATCGACGTCGAAACCAAAGACCCGGACCTGAAAAACAGCGGCCCGGGCTGGGCCGTGGGCAACGGTGAGGTAGTCGGGTACGCCATCGCCACGGAAGAGTGGTCTGGATACATTCCCGTGCGCCATCTGGGCGGCGGCAATCTGGATGAGCGCATCGTCAACAAGTGGCTGAAGAAAGTCTTCGAGTGCCCGGCAGACAAGATCATGCACAACGCCCAGTATGACGCCGGCTGGATTCGGCGCATGGGCTTTCAGATCAATGGCCGCATCATCGACACGATGCTCATCGCATCCCTGCTCGACGAGAACCGCTTCAGCTACAGCCTGAACTCCCTGGCCTATGACCACCTCAACAAGGTGAAGAGCGAGAAGGGCTTGAACGAAGCCGCCCGAGAGTTTGGCCTCGACCCCAAGGGCGAGATGTGGAAGATGCCGGCAGCGTTTGTCGGCCCCTACGCCGAGGGCGACGCCACCCTGACCTTGGAGCTGTGGTCCTACCTCAGTGTGCAGCTTGGCAAGGAAGACCTCTGGCAGATCGCCAACCTCGAACTGGACCTCCTGCCGTGCCTTGTGGACATGACATGGCGCGGCATCCGCGTGGACATGGACAAGGTGGAGCGCACCCGGGACGCGCTGCTCAAGCGCGAGAAAGACGTCATGGGCCAGATCAAACGGCTCACGGGCCAGACCGTCGAAATCTGGGCGGCCCAGTCCCTGGCCAAAGCTTTTGATAAGGCGGGGGTGAGCTACCCCAAGACAGAGAAGGGCGCGCCCTCGTTTACCAAGTCTTTCCTGACGGACCACCCCCATGAGCTGCCCAAGCTCATCGTGCAAGCCAGGGCTCTGAACAAGACCAGTGGCACCTTCATCAACACGATCATGAAGCACACGCACAAAGACGGCCGCATCCACAGCCATATCAACCAAATTCGCTCGGACGACGGCGGCACGGTCTCCGGGCGCATCAGCATGAACTCGCCCAACCTCCAACAAATCCCGGCCCGCGATCCAGAGCTGGGCCCCATGATCCGCAGCCTGTTCTTGCCCGAAGAGGGC